GGAGAGTCGATGGAGCGCCCCAGCATGGAGGTCTGCTGGGCAGACTGCTGCATAGCCTGGTTGTACTGGCCAGCATTGGCGGTCAGGACGACGTTGGCTGGCACGCTTGCACCGAAGCCACCGCCTCCGTACATGACTACTCCTGCCGCTGAAGTGACCTCATCCGAGCCGCGAACTCCAGCATCTCAGCCTGTTTCTCCGGCGTATTCAGAACCAGTTTAACTGTGGTGCCGGGCATGCTTTTGCCCTCGGAGTCACGGTTGTTCTCGTTCTCGGCATCGGTGATGTAACAGCCCATGCAGAGGTGGGTCTCAGCGACGTAGGCGAAGCGGTTCTGCTCCCACTCGCTCTCCTTGGTGCCGCACTGGGAGCACCGGTCGCCCTCGTTGACCAGGTACGCGACTAACTTGTCACGGTCCTCCCCACTCCACTCCTCTAGGAACCGGGAGTGGGGGATCGCGTGGTCGTGGCAGTAGCGCATCTCTAGCGCGAACTGCCCGTCATAGTTCAGCCGCGATTGGTGAAAGGGACGGTGCTCTCCCGGTGGTTAATCTCCAGCACCTTGGTGAAGATTCCCTCCACGTCACCACGCGACCAGTTCTCGCTGGTCCACAACTGCTTGGCCTGGGTCAGGGTCATGTCCGGCTCAACCAGGCAGGCGGCGATCAGGGCGGGGGCGAACTTGTCCAGTTCGTAGGTCATCCCCCGGGCCCGCTCCTCATCGGTGGGCGGGTACTTGGCAATCAACTTGTCATAGTCCTTCATGGAGAGCGCCTCGACGGTCATCTCCATCTCGAACTTGTCGTCCCCGTCTCCGAGGTACAACTTGAAGGTCAGGCGCGACTTGGGCTTTCCAAGGAGGAGGGCAACCTTGTCGTTGTTCTCCGAGACTTCAGTGGGCATGTGGGGCCTCTCATAGCAGTAGGAGCAGGCAGCCTTCCGGCTTACCTGCTCCTACCCTAGCGCGCCCAGCGCCCAACCTCTGGCACCACATCCAGAGGAGTTTTTCGATGACTCAGGCGAGAACGGTGAGGTTCTCGTTGGGGATGCTCGGCACCGCAGCAGTGACCGAGAAGGTCTGTGCCTGATTGGAAGTCAGAGCAGCCGCAGCACGCGCGGTGATGACAACCGGCCAAGACTCCACGATGGTGTTCGCCACCGGGGCGTACGGGGCAACATTGCTACCACCGAACCGACAGACGATGAAGTACCCGACCGCCCCACGCGGGAGCGCGGTCCAGGCCGTGTCCGCCGCCACGTTGGAGTCACGGTAGAAGTCGCCCGTGAAGGAGCCCTGAGCAACACCGGCCACCGAGGTCTCGAACAGCGAGTCCAAGGTCGGGGTCGGGATCGTGTTGCCCTGGGTGCTCGCGGTGATCGAGATGGTCAGCGGCGTCAGGTTGATCGCGCTGGTGATGTCGGCAACGTGGATGGCGTTCACGTTGGCCATGTTGCTCTGAAAGCCGATCCACGAAGTCTGGTTCGCGATGATCTTGCTCATGGGTTACTCCTCACTCGGGTCGCCCACCGCCGCAACGGTACCGGGCTGCTCGTTCAGCGAAGAGTCAGGAGCGCTGATTGCGCCTTCCCCTTCATTACCATTGTCCACGGGTGTCCAGCCCGCCGATTCCCAAGCGGGAACCGTGCTTGCAATCACCGTCGAGGTCTGTCCCGTGGCCTTGTGGATGATGTCCACGTAACCGGCTGCTGCCATTTTTCTCACCCTTCCGAAACCAAGACGGCGTAAGAGTCCGTCTCGGTGTAGTAGTACGGGGTGGCTTCGCCAACCCGGTTCGTGCCACCTATGTTGGTGCACTTGACCCCATGGATGCTCCAGGAGGCCACCGCCCCAGTCACCAGCGTCGGCGCGCTGCTGGCAAGCAGGTTGCGCACGCGGTCGGCCAGTGTCTGAGTCTGTGTGCGGTTGACCGCCGCGTGGAACACCACATAGTTCAGTACCCACATGCCGCCATCTTCATAGATGTCCAGGGTGGGTGCTTGCTGCGGCTGACCCGTCATGGCGGTCAGCGACATCCAGGGGGTGAAGTTGGTCGCTGCCGCGTTGGGCTCGCCCTGCCACCCATAGGAGGTGGACGGGGAGGAGTTGTCACCGACCGGGAAGTTCAGGGTTTCGAGTTGGGTGAAGATGTAGGTCGTCACCGGAGCCATCTCAAGGATGTGTGTCATCAGTACCCCTGGGTGATCAGTTGAGCACCAACATCAGCGGCCATGGGGCCAAGGCTGTCCACCCATTGCTCGAACGCGCGGGCAACGTAGTGGGCGGGGGCGGTACCAGGGTGATGCACTACACGAGCGTAGATCACCCTTCCGCCGACCTGGAAGCGCAACGCCTGAGCGTTCTTGGGGCGGATGTCGTGCGGCTGGGTACCGAACTCCACGTAGCCTGCGTAAGGGGCCTGGGACATGTCCGGACCGATGATGATGCTGCCGCCCTGCAACTGGATGCCGATGCTGTCGCGCAGGTTGCCGGTGTCCACCGGGGCCAGGGACTTCATCGTGGCCGCGATGAAGGTGGCCGCCTGCATCATGGCCTCGGTGACGGCCTGCTCAGAGGAAAGCCCAGCCTGCATCAGGCGCTGAGCGAGCGCGTCGATGTTGGCTGAAGCCTCGCTACTCATAGCCGCCTCATAGCGGCGCGCTGGAGGGTCACTCCGAGCCGGAGGGCATCCCGCTCACGCCCCAGTGCCTCACGGACGCCCTTGGCGGCAGGGAGGTGCTCTGGGACGTGCGTGAAGTGGTCCAAGGAGGCTGGCTTGAGCGGCTTGAGTTTCCCTACCGGAGCAGCATGGGTGCCAGCCTTGGAGAAGAATGCCTCGTGGCCGCTCATGGTCGCGGGTCCATCTTCTCGACCACGAAGGAGCGGGTAGCCATGATCTGGCCACCACGCTTGCTCGACTGGATGCGGAACCGGTTACCAACCCACTTCGGGTCGGTGGGGGAGGTCAGAATCTGGAACTCGTCGTGCAGGGCTGGGATATTCCCGGTCGGGGTGTCCCACGGGATGCTCAAGACGGTCTGGTACAGGACGAACTCAGACTCACCCAGCATCACCTGAGAGGGGTTCTGCTGCTCCCAGACCCGGCAAATCCCGGTGTAGATCGTGGTGCGGGAGCCAGCAGTAGCCTCCAAGGTCGCAGTGTCGTAGGTGACCGCTGAGACCCTCTCCACGACGCAGGTCTGGAGCATCTGAGAGGTAGCCATCCGTTGCACCATCTGGGTGCCCCGCTTGGTCAGTCCGTTGCGCATCGCTGGCCTCCGAAGAAGGCATCGTGACCGTCCAGGCTCTTGCGAAAGAGCCCAGTCCCCAGAAATCCTTTCGAGGCTGCCTGCGTGACACCATGCACCATCTCCTCGTGGAGGGAGGCCGGGTTGGCAATATGCCGTCCCATTGCCTTGGCGTGCTTCTGGAAGGTCTTCGCGGCCTCTCCAGAGCGGACCGACTCCACGGTGGTGACATGCATGAGTGGGGCCGGGCGTCCACTGCGATCATGGTCCAAAGTGCGCGCAATCACCACAGCGCGAGGCCCATGCACTGAAACCTGATGCCCGGTAGGGGTCTTCACGGTTCGGCCCTTCTTCAGGACCTCGCTGCTGCGCTCGACGCCTTCCCGCTGGGACATGTCGCCCATGTGGGGGTCTGCCGAGGTGTTATCGAGGGCCTGCCCCCTGGTGAACCCGCTCACGGCGACCACTCACCCGGTGCTCCCCAGGTGCTCTCGTTGTAGAAGTCAGCAGGCCACTCGCCACCGAAGTCCTGCTGGCCAGCGCTCGGGTTGTCGTCCATCCTGATGCCGAACATGAAGTTCCGGGTGTTGGGGATCATCCCCTCACCAGGAGTCACTCCACCAGCGTCAGGCATCACGCCAGACTGGGCAGCCATGGCGTACTGGTTCTTCAGGCTGGCCGCTACGGCACGCAGGGCATCCCCAATGGGCCCGAAGGACACCGAGACGCCATCGGCGTTGTAGGAGGCCTGCTGGGCGTAGGAGGCGGCAGCGTTCTCGGCCAACTGAGCAGCCACCAATAGGTCGGAGCCGTACAGCGGACCCCAGGTGCTGATACCCCACTCAATCTCAGCGTCAGTGAACAGCGCGTTGGACACGTCAGTGTCCCCGAGCAGGAATCGCACCTGATCGAGGTCACTGGTCGCCGGGTCCCCGGAGTAGGTGGAAGGAGGCATAATTCAGCCTAGATCGCCTTGAACGCGCGGAACGCCTTCACGCCCTTGGCTGCACCGATTCCGGCACCCACGCCCGCTGCACCACCGATGGCGTCCCTGACCTTCTTCTTGCCCATCAGGCCACCGCCGACAGCCCCGCCAGCCACGCCTGCGGCCATGGGGTTGGTCTTGACCGCACCGGCAGCCAGGCTGCCAGCCTGCCTGATCCCCGGGATGACATTCTTGGCCGCACCAAAGCCATCGAACTTCTCGATGTCCACCAGGAAGGCGTCGTGAGACTTGCTCAGGTCCTTCTTCTTCTCAGCGATGTAGGCGTGCACCTCGGGAGGGTGCTGGCCCTTCTTCGCTTCCTCGGGCCGCTCGGCCTTCTTGACCGCCTTGGAGACGCCCTCGTCAAGGAAGGCTGACTTCTGCACAACATAGTGGCTCTTGAGGCGACCCAGGCGAGCATTCTTGTCGGCAGCATGGCGCGCTCCTGCAACCGAGCCAGCAATTTCGCCGCCAAGCGCGCCCAGGCTGGCTCCGCCGATCATGCCTTCCTTGCCCCCCACTACACGCCCAATAGCGGCCCCGGCACCTGCTCCCGTCACGCCGCCCCCCACCGCACCGCCGAGGGAGTGTCCGAACATGGTCCCCGTAGCGGCGAGTTTCTTCCCCTTCTTGGCGGTGAAGATGGGCCCTAGGCCGTAGCGAGCCGCCCCGCTCGCGCGGACATTCTTGTTCTCGGCCTTCTCAACCTCGAACGGGTCAGCCGACTTCTGGACACCCATGCCCTTGTTGTGGCGGTGCATCGCGTAGGCCCCGGCTGCGCCAGCCGCGCCGACGCCAGCACCAATCAGGCCGCCCCTTTCGACAGCCTTGTAGCCAGGGACGGCATTTCGGGCCACCTTGGCTGCCTTCTGTCCAGCCTTGATTGACTCAATCGCCCCGCCGCCCCAGGCGCGGCTACTAAGCGTGGCATCAGTAGCAGCCTCGTGCCCCGCCTTGGCGGCCTCGAACGCGGTCCGGTTCCCGGCGACCCCGGCGACCTCACCCCCGGCTGAGCGACCAACAAGGCCGCCGAGCGTGGAGCCGCCAGTGGCAGCCGCGTAGTACTTGGTGTTCCGCTTGTCACCCTTGGTCCCGAACATGGAGGCCTTAGAGAACACCTCGAACGGGTCAGCCTCATGCGCCTTGGAGACGCTCTTGCCAGGGACCTGCTCGCGCAGGCTGGTGCCACCCACCGCAGCCGTAGCAGGCGAGGACTTGCCCTGCTTGTCCTGCCGGAGGATCGCAGCGTGTCCCTTGGCGTGACCCATCATCGGGGTGCCATCGAACTGGCGGTTGCCGACCTCACAGGCCACCAACTTGCCAGTCCCGCGACCCTCCACCGAGGTGGTGATGTGCGAGGTACCGGTCAGGTGCCGGATGCCGTCGTCGCCACCCTGGGGGAACTTGGCAGCCTTGCCGACCGCGTGGACGATCCCGTTGTCACCCAGGTTCTCCGTCTTGGAGCGCTGGAGGGCCGCACGGTGACGCTTGTGGGCATTCTTGATGGCGTGGCCCATGAAGCCCGGGTCGCCCGGCTTAGGCTTGGCCTTGTAGGCCTTCTCCACCGATTCGGCGCACGCGTCGAACTTGCCGTGCTGCTTGCAGTAGACCTGCCTGCCCTTCATGGCCTTGCTCACGCTTTCATCAAGGAAGGCAGACTTGGAGACGCCCCGGTTGCGGCGCAACTTCTGCTCCTGCCGGGTGTGGTGGAAGTTACGGGCCTCGCCTGCTGCAATCCCAGCCGCACCGACCCCCACCGCAGCCTCAGCGAGACCGCGCCCGGGGTGGACCGTGTGTCGCACGTCGCCAGCCAGGTTCGCAACGCGGCCCATTTCGGTCGCCACATGACCCTTGACCCTGTCCGCCCCAGAGAAGGACGAGGAAGCGCGATGCTCTGCCGAGGCAATGCGATTTGTCTCGTTCGCGCTCTCCCTCAGGTGCGAATTGCCAAAAAACCCGGGCTTCTTCGGGGTGGCCGCGAGCCCTGCCAGGCCCAGACCGCCGATGGCGGCGGAGTCGTTACGGGTGCGGCGACCCTTACGAGCCGCAGTCTGGTGGTACGTGATGTTCTTACTCACCGGAAGCCTCCTCTGGCGTTGCTTCTGAAGTCGCGTCCGCCTGGGGCTGGACCGGAGCCTGGGGCTCCTCGACGGGGACGGGGGTAACCTCAGGCTCCGGCGTCTCAGACGGTACCGGCGTGTCCGCCTGCCCGCTTTCCTTGGGCGCAGGGGCCGGGGTGCTGTCAGAGATGTCAGCAGGGCCCAGAGGGGCCGTGTCAGGACCCGCGCTGGCGGAGTGTGCCTTCTCGAACTCGGTCGGCTCCACATCCTCATCAGTGAAGGTGGGCAGCGTCACCGGCTCCGGCTCAGGGGTAGAGGCCAGCAGGTGGGTCGGCACGACCTGGCCGACGCCGCCACGAGGAGCCAGAATCTTGGCCCGCATCTCCTCCTCCTCGGTCACCAACTTGCGCAGCATCCGGGGAATCTTGTTCATGTCCTTGGTCACCGCAGCGAGGCGGTTGGTGCGGATCAGCACCTCAGGGTCGCGCATGGGCTCCAGGTACTTCTGGGGCACCTTCTCGCCAGGGGCGAAGTCGCGCTCACCGAAGCGAAGCGGGCGGATGGCCATCCAACTGATGTATCGGCTGGCAAGAAGGGGCTTCATGTCATTCTCCTTAAGGGAGGGGTCGTAGTTGGCCAGGGCGATGGGCGGCCCCGGGGGCGACGAACTTGCGCTTCCCGTACCGCTTGCCAGTGGAGAGCATCTCCCTGGCCTCAGCGGCGTTCCGCCTGCCGTTATGGATTGCGAAGGAGGCGTCACCCCGAGAGACTCCCTCGCGGGTCATCTCTGCGAAATGCTTGCCGTTGCGGTGCGCGATCATCTTCGAGTTGCCCCACTCGGTCGCCAGGGTTCCCCCGTGACTGCTTCCGGCCCGGTAGACGGCAGCGACCTTCCCCGGGGACCAGCCCTTGCTCACCTCGCCAAAGAAGGCGTCGTGACCGTCCATGTTCTCTCCTGGAACTGAGTGAGGGGCGAGCGGGTTGACCCCACCCGCCCCTCTCAGGCTTGGTACGCAGTCCTAGGACTACGCAGTGACCGCGTGCATGAAGGTGCCCATGTCGTTGCAGACCACCTTCTGTGCGTAGGTGATTTCACCCTCGATCCGGTCCACCTTGAGGTGCTCCATGCGGAACCGGCTCATCCGGACGCCCTGGGCGTTGCCGCCGAGGTAGCCCTTCCAGTTGAAGGTGTAGCCCGCGCTCGGGGTGAGCAGCGACGGCGAGTCCGGTGCGTAGCACAGGAGGGCCGACTTGGTGTCCGCGATGAAGGAGTAGGTCGCGTTGGCGTCATCGGCCACCGCACCATCCATCTGGGGACCGGTCGCCTGCGAGGCGTAGCAGACGTAGACCTTCTCCACATCCAGCAGGGTCGCGATGAGGTCAGTCGTCACGATGCCCTTCTGGGTGTACTTGATGCGGTCGATCAGGTCCGGGTGGTTCTTCAGCGCGTTGTACGCGTGAGCACCGAGCACCAACTTGTTCGCCTTGCGACCCGAGTTCTGGATGAACGACTCCTGGAGAGTCGCGAACTGCTGAATCGGGTCAGACGACGCCTGGTCCCACTGAAGGAACGTGTTGGTGCTGGGGAACTGACCAGAGCCGGTGTTGGTACCAGCCAGGTCGGTACCCCAGATACCGGTGCCGAAGAAGTTCTGCTGCCAGGCAATCTCACGCATGAGCAAGAGGTCGTTGGACACCAGGTTGGTGGCGTCCTTGTCCAGCATCCACTCCGAGTCAGCCGCAGCGCGGTCCTGGTCGGTGATGTCCTTGTGGATCGCGTAGACATCGCAGTAGTACTGGTCACGCGTGATGTCGTACCCGGTGCCGACCGACTCGGTACCCGGAGCACGCTTCTGCGCGTTCGTCTTGCGCCACTGCGACTTGCTGTAGCGGTTGTAGAGGTTGCTCTGCTTGTCAACCGGGATGATCGGGAAGACCTTGTCAGCGACAAAGTTCGACTGATCCTGGAAATACGCGATGCTGACGTTGGTCAGCGGCACGTTGACGTGAAGGTCAGGGCCTACGGGGTTAGGCATGGCTATTCACTCCTTCTTATTCGCTCAACTGAAGGAGCACTGGAACCAGCGATCCCGCCGTAGTGGACGTGTCAAGAGCGATGCCGAGGAGAACCCCGGTGGCGTTGGAGTTGGACCCCTTGCCGTTGGCATCGCAGTAGACGGCCTGACCAGCG